CCTACAATACCTAAATCTTGAGATAATTCATCATCACCTAATCCGTGACCTGATAATTTATCATTAACTTCTTTTGCCAATCCTATATTTTCTAACTTTAACTTTCTTAATAATTCTCTTTCTTGCTGTAATTTTATTTGCACAACTTCTCTACTTGTTTTATCCGTAACAGCTTCTATAGCCCTTCCTAAACTTTGACCAATACGACCGAAATCATAATCACCTTTTCTATCTCCTCCAATACCAACATGTTGTGGATTATATGAAAGACCTGAAGCACCTAACGCCGCTAATGGATGAAGACCTGCATTTTTTGCACCTTGAACTTGCCACTTCAAACCTGCTTCCGATAGATACTTTTGCCTTACTATGTTTGCGTCAGCAATCCTACCTGCATCATGCACAGATGTACCAGAACCACCTCCTCGACTTAACAAACTTGATCCTATACTACCAACTGCTGATACTATTGCCGGTATCGCTGCAGCCCATGCTCCCACTATAATCACCTCCTAACATTTCACTTTACTATGCATTAACATCCTACGAAACCTCTTAACGGCAACTCCCTTTCCAACACTTTTTCTTTGAAATAATATCATCCTTCTTAATCTTCTTTTCCTGCAAACCTCTTTTTTATATTGCCTATATGCATCATCAATATAATGCATACTTGTACCAAATACACCACGCTTTCTGTATTTCCTTCTTACTTTACGATTATCTAATCTAATATACCTAAGCCTTAAATTTCTCCTATTTCTTACCTGGACCTCTTTTTTTATTTTGTAACTGACTGATTTTATGTCTCTTTTATTATGCCATTTTCGAGATCTTGATGTCAGCAAATTCCTTTTAGTGTATTCTCCACGCTGACTTCTTACACTTGATCTCTTTGGCCTACCTTTTTTACGAGACATCTTTAATCCTGTCAGTAAACACAGTACACATCAAGTAGTGTACTGTCAACTATTCCTTTTCCGCCTCGGAAACGGGACTTTTAGCCCCTTTTTCCTCTACCGGTGCTTTTTCAGACTCCTCAGTTGTCTCAGGTTGCTCAGGATCAACGATCTCCTCTTTAGGCGATACTATGGGTACCTCATTTTCCATTACATTATACTCACTCTCAGACTCCTCCTGGTCGAAATCATTATCAACATCAAAATCCTGACTCTCCTCGAACGATTCCATTCCTTGACTTTGAGCACTTTTTGATAATTCAACTTTTAACAACCTTTGAATTTGTTCCTTTATTGACAATGGAACAGGTGTAACCGTAGCCCTTAATCCAACCGGATTATTTATCTCTTGACCATCCAAATTCAGTATTGCCGATCCTAAAGCCGCTAATTCCTCATATAACATTTTCGATATTTCCATATTAACACCTCCTAAAACGTTCTTGGTTTTGCATACTTTTGTAACATCCTACGAGCTTGAATACTATGATTTGCCATAACATATAACACATCCGACTGTTGAGCAGCATTAACACGTTTTGTTGGTACCGAATCCGTAAACGACTGATTCAAAGCTATATCACCTGCAAATATTCTTGCATAATGCCAATGGTCCAACACTGATCTAAACTCACCAGCAATAGACGAAGGCAACCACCTATATTCATCATACCTCGATTGATAACCAAATACATCATCAGGTGATGAATGTTCCGTATACAACTCTTTATTAATTATCTGCTGCTCTCCTAAGAACGCTAACTCTTTTTGATAATACTCTTCTTTAATCTGACGACTAAAACCTCTTGCCAATCCTTGACTATAAATAGACTTTGGCACAACCGACATTAAAGTCATCACAATACCATGCTCTTCAAAGAACCTCCTAAACCTATTTGTCCTCATTGCCGCTATACCATGTCCTTTCATTGTAGCGACTGGGTCAGTACCCTCTGCAGTTTGTAAAACCTCACTAAATTGAATAACCTGTCTACCACCTCCAAGATATTCAGGATTCTGAAGACGCCTATCTGAAGACCTAACACCTAAATACCTTAAATATTCCACATAACGACTTCCATATTGAGCTCTTGCTTCCTGATAACGCTGAATCGCCAACGCTAACCTTAAATCATTTATTGAAATACCACCTGCTTCCGATAGATCAGCTCTTATATTTGGAAATCCTGCATTGTTTGGATCCTCTTCTATTGCAAACGCCGGCGCACCACCATCCGACGTTAATCTATAATCCGCATATGATTTTGCTCCAGTTCCATCCGTTTCATATGCATTTTTTGGACCTGACGCCCACGTACTACCATCACCATGACCTATTCCCGTTATCGGTGCATCATCACCTAATGGTATTGTAACCTCATTTCCTTTTTGTTCCCACGGCCTTGAAGTTGTAAAATAGTCCTTCTCCCACGCAACATTTTGTATATCTGTCTCAGTTGTCGTATCCTCACCATCCGTTTTATCAATAACTAACTCTGTAACCAAATCCTGATCTCTATAGTGAGCATTATATATCGCATTATATGCCCTAAACGGTAAAGCCGAAAACTCTAAATCCGGCGAATAAGAAGCCGGCGGTACACCAAAATAATCAAATAAACTACCCTCAGCGATCGACGCTTTTGAGAAATATGGCGGTTCACTAGTATCCTTTCCATCATCACCACCTGTAATAAAATTCTCCCAATCATCCCATATAATTCTATTAGGTACAAACCAATGATGAATTCTTACTCTTACCGGATGCATTACTGGACTAAGCAACGGAGACACACGCACCAGGGCCGACGTAGCTTGTTGTATGCTATCCCCTGGCAGTGCTTCATACCATGTCAATGGAATTAACAATCCCATATCACCTGTAAATAATTTGTAATGACTTAAACTAAACTTATTCCTTTTCATAATGAAGACCTCCTATTAAATATTTTTTGCTTTCTCTCTTGAACTCTTCTCTTACCGTACGACTCATTTAATATACTATCCATATACAACATATCATTACCCATGTGCTCATTAAACAATTCTTCTTGATGTTCCCAGAAATCCCACGCTAAAGTGTTATCATCAATTCCCATTCTTTCTGCTAACTTCCTTATTAAATACCTTCCTAACGGATAACCTTTCTTTCCATGATAAACTTCTCTTATTATTTTTCCAACATTCTTACCTTTTAATTTTTCTGCCATAATATTAATTGCTCCAATACCAATACCTCCTTTTTGTTTACTACACCTCATAAACTCAGGATGCCTACCTTTCAACCTCTTATCACCTTTCTTTTTCATATTCTTAACTACATATCCCACAATATACCTTGCACTATCCTTATTTAAATCTCCTACCTGAATGAATCCTTTATACCACGCTTTTGAAATACTATCAACATCCTCAATTCCAACACCAAAAAAGGCCGCATGATAATGCGGCCTTTCTGTCTTATCGCCATACTCACCAACAATAAAATACCTTATCTCAATTCCATCCAAATAATATCTTAGCCTTTTCATAAATTTTTGAACATCATCCGGTTTTAAACTCATATCCTTTGGAACATTTTCATTATTATAAGTTATCGTCACAAAGCAACTTTTATCAGCTACCATATTCTCAAGCAATAACCTATGTTGCCACTCTCTTGATTTATTTATCCTGCAATGCAGACATTGACCGCACGGAAACGGAGTGGCTGCGTCTCGCATATCCCGAGACAACAGCACACCCGTTCTCGTAACATTAGGACCACATTTCACGAATGGCTTTTTGCACATCATCACATCCGCCTACCTATACGCCTACGATACATTCCACCGCTACCAACACGACGCCTTCTGCTACTCCGTCGCCTATAACCTCCGCGTCTACCACGCCTTACAAACCTTCTTCTACGAAACCTCATTTTTTATACCTCCTTTTTTTATAGGCCGGCATTGACCTATATATTCTATTTGTTATTGGCTTTTCATAATACAGATCATCAACCATATTACTTCTTTTTACTAATCTCCACATACCCCATTTTGCATCATATACATATACACGATCTCTCGACGGAGACGCTTTTCTCCTATTTCTCAACCAATTACGATGTTTCGATGCTTCCTTCGTATCAGGGTAACGCCAATGCTTGAATGCTTCATAATGACCATGAAACTTTGAAACACCATATTTCATTTTATGATAGAAACTTGATTCCACTGGTTCCGATGCTTCTCTACCGATCATATTATACACTCTACCTTTTTCATCAATATAATCAGCTTCCAATGGCCTTGTACCTGCTTCATGTCCTATCCTTGACGATATTGTTTGTTGTGAAGGTACTAACTCAACACCTTTAGCTAAATGACTATTTGTTTTTGAAACCACACTATGAGGACTCGATTGCCCTACAATACCTAAATCTTGAGATAATTCATCATCACCTAATCCGTGACCTGATAATTTATCATTAACTTCTTTTGCCAATCCTATATTTTCTAACTTT